CGCTCTGGCTTGGGCTCAACCCGGTCAACGTGGCGAGCCTGAACCCGCGCAAGACGTCCAGCGGGCTGCGTGCGGGGCGCAACCTCTACCCCGGCGCATTCGTCGCCCGCGGGCGCTACGGCGGCAAGGTGGCCTATCGTCGCGCGGGCAAAGCGCGCGTGCCGCTCGAGCCGGTATCCGTGCGTCTCTACGGGCCTGCGCGTGAGTTCCTCGCGTCGGGCGGCTGGTCGAGTATTCAGGATCGGTTCGTGCAGTTGTACCTGGCCGAAGTCGAGAAGCGCGTCGCGCGCGGGGGCTCGCGGTGATCATCAACTTCGATGCTGACGCCCACGTCGCCGCGATCGGCGCGCTCATGACCGCGCGATCGGTGGGGGTGCGCGTCGTGGGGTGGGTCCCCGAGAAGCTGTATGAGAAGCTGGGCGACGGCCCGATCGCCGAGCTCACGATCGACGGCTACCCGTGTGAGCGCGTGCCGGATTGGAACGGGATCGAGGGCACGCTCGAAGGCGCGCTGATCGTCATGCGTCGCGCCGACTCGCGCAACGCCGCGGGCGCGTGCTTCGAGCTCGCGTGCAAAGTCGCGATCGCGCTCGAGCAGGACCTCGAAGGCTTCGGCTCGATTCAGGTGGACGAGATCGCGCGCGAACCGCTCGACGAAGCGCTCGATCAGCGCGTGGTCGCGTACCGCGTGGGCTTCTCGCAAGTGCTCGTGGTGCGGCAGCTCGACGCGCCGATCGAGGGCGGGCCGCTGCAAAACCTCTGGCTCGGCAAGGTGCCGGACGTCGGTCTAGAGCACGTCGACGATTACCACCTCGTGCTGGCGCCGCGGCGAGGGGTAGCCACAGCCGAGCTGGTGCTGGAGGGCGCAGCATGAGCTCGATGGACCGTGCGACGGGCCGGATGCTGACGGGCGTGGACGAGCTCGAGCAGTCGATCGACGAAATCCTCGGGACGCCGCTTGGCGACCGCGTCATGCGCGCCGAGTTTGGGTCGAACCTCTTCAAGCTCACGGACAACGTCGGGCTGACCCCAGGCGGCCGCGCGAAGGTCGCGCAGTCGTGCGCCGAGGCGATCCGACGCTGGGAGACGCGCGTGCGCCTCGATCGTGTGACGACCGAGGGGACCTCGGACGGCGCGATCACACAGACGCTGTACGGGACCGTTGTCAGCTCGGGCGCGAGCCTGAAGGTGCGGAGGTAGCCCCGTGGATATCGCGACTCTCTATCGCATGGTCGCAGGCATCCGCAGCACGTTGCGGCTCGTGCGCCGCGGGCTGGTGCGCCTCGGCGCGGTGAAAACCGTGGACCTCCAGGCGTGCACGATCGTGGTCGAGTACGACGACACGGACGAGGACGATCAGCCTGTGGAGTCGGAGCCGATGCCTTGGTTTCAGCGCTCGACCGAGCATCACCCGCCAGTGGTCGGCGATCACGTGCTCGTGCTCGATCCGTCGCTCGGCATGGGCTCCGCGATCGCGATCGTCGGCTGGCCCTCGACCGCGAAGCCCGCGCCGGAGAATGCCGGCGAGAAGCACGTGATCCACAAGCAGTACGACAGCCTGATCCAGGTCGACGATCAGGGCCTCTGCAAGCTGAACAACTGCGAGATCGACGTGGACGGGAACACGATGATCCCTGAGACGCTCGAGGTGAAGAAGGCGACGACGCTCGACGACACGCTCGACGTATCGGGTAACACGACGATCAACGCCGACCTGACGGTCACCTCGGGCGGGCCGCAGATCTCCGCCTCTGCCAGCGGCGTGGAGCTCGCCGGCGGGCTGGACTTCGTGGCGCTGTCGCAGAAGGTCGACCTCAACTTCACGACGCTTAAGACGATCCTGACCACGGCGTTCACCTCGGTGGGTGCAGGCGTCGCGGCCAACGGCGCGCTCGGTGCCGCGCAGATGGCTTCGTTCGTGCCCGTTCCCACGGCAGCGACCAAGGTAAAGGCGACGTAGGAGGCCATTCGAGCGCGCGCCGTAGCCTGGCACTCAGATGGCCGCGCTTCTCGACATGTCTCAGATCCCACTGCCTGCCGCGGTGGAGGAGCTCAGCTTTGACGCGATCGTGGCCGCGTCCAAAGCCCGTTACGTCGAGCTGATGCAGGTCGACGATCCGACCTACGAATTGCGCGACACGGACCCGGCGGCGCGCGCGCTCGAGGTCTGGGCGTTCCGCGAAATGCTTCTGCGAGCGCGGATCAACGACAGCGTACGCGGGACGCTACTCGCGAGCGCGACGGGCGGGCAGCTCGACGATCTCGGAGCTGATCCGGCATACGGGCCGACCGCGCGCTTGCTAGTGACCCCAGAGCAGCTCGGGCCGCCGTATGTCGCGCCGGTGATGGAGAGCGACGACGCTTACCGGGCGCGCTTGAAGCTGGCCCCACATCAGACCAGCGTCGCGGGACCATCAGGAGCCTACGAATCGCGCGCTCGCGGCGCCAACGGCGCGATCATCGACGTAGCCGTGACGAGCCCGCAACCAGGCTACGTGCTCGTCGAGGTCCTTCATGATGGCGTATGGGAAGACGTTAGGTTCGACATCTTCCAAGCTCTTCTCTCTGATGACGTGCGCCCTGTGGGCGACGTCGTAACGGTCATTGAAGCGGCGCATGTCACGAGCTCGATCGCGCTGACCGTCTATGTGGATGAAGGGCCAGACCTCGAGCTCGTACAGACCGCGGCGCAAGAGCGGATCAACAACCTCGTACTGCCGAAGTGCGCGCGTGTGAAGAGCGGGCCGACTCTCTCGCTGGGCGAGGAATACTCGTTCCTCGGGGCTTGCGTCGTAGACGGCGTGTCGTCTTACGACGTCACGGGCACTACGGGCTTGTCATCGGGTGATGTGGCTTGGTGGCCGATGACCATCACTGTGACCGCGATGCGCGTCACGACCGATGATGATGAACCGCCCGGGATCGTGCCATTCGAGATGGACTCTATCGGCGGTGCTCAGTTCTTGCTGGTGAAAAACTGGGAGTTCGGCACCGGCGGCAACATCGGATCGATTGCTGCGCTTGATGCAGAGTTCGACTACGCCAACCTGTGGGGAACGTACAACCTTGGTGGTGAATACGGGACCAACACCGTCGCGACGAGCGCAGAGACCGCAGTCTCTGGGCAGCCCGTCGACCCGACTGGCAGCAAGTTCCGCGAGTTCACCGCGAACTCCATCAAGTGTCACGTCAAGGCGTTCACCGATGGCGACGACGTCGGTCCGGCGTCCGAGTTGAACGGCGGGAACGGCTCGTTCTTCAGCAAGTTCCGCTACCCCGCTGGCGGCTCCGATCTCGGCAAAACCATCGTCTGGGAAACGAAGTTCAAGATCGACAATCCAACTGCGGGCCAATGGTTCGCGCTTTGGACTGCGGGCACGAACTGGGACCAAGGCCCAGAGATGGACGTGATCGAGGCGTTCTCCGCTTATCAGGAGTACGTCAACGAAGCTTGGCACTCGAACCTGGTCGGCGACGGGACCGAGGATATCGACTACTGGTCGGGCTCATGGTGGGACGGTCAAGAGCAAGCTGGCGTCTTCAGTCCTGACAATCAGCTGCAAAACGAACACGTCATCACGTGGGTTTACCACGTCGATAACTCGTTCCAGGTCTACTTCGACGGCTTCGTAATCCAGTCCGGTGCGTTCCATTGGCGCGTCGGCGACGGTGACCACGAGGGCGAGATCACTGACATGCAGTTCCTCTTCGACATGGGTGCTCTGCACTCGGTCGTAGGTGACTACGTGTCCTATGTGATCGCCGCTGCGGACCTGCCGATCACCTATGAGATTTTCTACTCGCGCATTTTCGAGAGGAGCTCATGAGGGCCTACGACGCAATGATGCAGGTGGTGAACGAGCGTTGCGGCGCGCTCGATCCATCTTGGCCGGAGAAGGTTCGATCTGCGGTGACGTGCCCAGCAAACATGCTCGGCCACCTCGGCTGGTCGCGCGGCCTCGACTACTGGGAGCCCGGTTGGCCGGAGGCTGTCAAACGCGAGCTCGTGCGGACTACGCCGCAGCGACTCCGACAGAGAGGCACGCTGTCGGCGATCTATGCGGCAATCGCCGGCTTCGGCGGAGACGTGAGGATCGTCGAATGGTGGGTGGACCCGGTGACAGGCACCCTTAGAAATCCGCTCGGTCCGGCCATGACTGCCGAGGCAATCATATCCGTCGGCGCCGCGATTAGTCAGGACGGCAACGTTCAAGACCAGCTTTTGCGGGTGCTGGAGCGTGAGGGCCGCAAGTCTCTGCACTGGGATCTATTTCTTGAGGCCGGCGGCGGAAGCGCGATCGCCGTCGAGTCGTACATGCGCGCGCACGTGCTCGTGCAGCATTCGGGGGTACAAGTTGGCTGACTCGATCAACCTGATTACTACGAACGCAGGACGTACCGCGATTGCGACTGCGCTCGCTGCGTCGTCGAACATCGTTGTAGCGGACGCGATCGTATCCTCTGTCAATCAGACGATGGGTAAGTCAACTACGTCGATGTCGAACGTCGCATCGACGCTGACGGCGGTGGGTTCCGTGCGCCCTGCAGGCGCGGCCTACGCGCTGCACGTGCTGCTGGTCGACGACAGCGACGCCGCATACGACATGCGTGCGGTAGCGTTGCGCCTCACGAGTGGCGCGTTCCTGATGGTGTACTCGCAGCCCGGCATCATCGCGAGCAAGGCCTCGGGCGCGTCGCTGCATATCGCGTTCGACCTCACGATCGATGCGGACACAGCGGCGACGGTCACGTTCGGGGACACTGACTATTTGCTGCCAGCGGCGAGCCCCAGCGCGCCGGGCATCGTCGAGCTCGCGACGTCAGCCGAGACCACCACGGGAACCGACGCAGTTCGCGCCGTGACGCCTGCAGGCATGAAGGCGGGCATCCTGAACGGTGTACGCACGAATGCACTCGTGCTCGCGCAGAACCAGCAAATCACGTTCGCGCAGCCATTCGAGCGCAACGTTGTGATTCCGATCCGATGGTTCGAGCCGGTGCCTAACTCATCCGGCAATATCGGAAACATCGTCATCGACGAGGTGGCGTCTGGGCAGCAGGCGAATCTGGCCCTGCGCAATAAGGGAGATGCGAACTGGGGCGTAGCGCAGGCGAACTTCATACCGCCTACCGGCGCAACGATTACGGCGTTCCAAGTGTTGGTGAAGAATCCTAACAGCCTTTTACAGGTGCAGCTCGGATATCGAGTGACGGATTGGACGCTGCCGCTCGAAGACCCATACACGGTTACGTATGCAAATCAGAGCATTTCCCCGGGATCGGGCCTCCGCTTGATCACGATACCGCCGATCTTTTTTATTCCGTCCAGCAGCGACATTCACGAGTGGTTTGTCTTTGCGGCGTTCCCGCCAGGTTCGAATGGCGACTCCATTCATGCATTTCGGTTCCGGTACAACGACCCCGGCCCAGTGAATCACTGATCTAACAACTAACACGAGGTGACGCGATGTCTGTGCATGGTGTAGTGATTGACAAGGTGACGGGCGGGATCCGTCCAATCGACACGATCGATGGTGCGGCGATCGGCATTATGGCGATTTGCAGCGAGCTCAACGCTGACGACATGCGGCTGCTTCGCACCCCGGCAGATGTCACCGCGGCCGACGATGGCACGGGCACGCTCACGGCGATCATGGACGCGATCCGCATGCACTCGAGCGCGCCGGTCGTGGTCGTCGCGT